TCAGGATCAACGAAGGTGCGAACATTCTCGCGCACTTCCTCGACCTTGTAGTATTCCGCGATGTAGACGCCATCGGGCGTATTCCAGTCGAAATAGCTAGTATTGATGTCCTTGGGCCACGATGCCGGATCATCGCCCCATTCAGCCTTGTACGCATCGCGCGCCATGAAGTAGACGACGAAGCAATGCTTGGCATCCGCCTTGTCAGCGCGCTTGGCGTTCACATCAAAGTAAACGCTGGTGTCCGCGTCGTAAATCGGCTCAATGCGAATGCGCTGCCGCTCGTTTTCGTCGTCGTACTCATCCTCGTAATCAGCCCGCAGACGGAACGCGCCAAAGCCACCACCAGCCGCTTCCTCGAATGCGTTGTCGTACGCCTCTTCGGCTGCGCTATCCTGTTCATCTGCCCGGTAAAGCCCGTCACACACATCGGCCAGAGCGCTATCGCTGCCGTCACGCGCTACGAAGTCAACGCTAATGCGGTTGTTGCGGTATTCGTTGATCACCCGCATCACCGCCTGGTGAACCTTGTTGTTCTCAAGCTTCGGGCGGTTCTCGAACTGCTCGGCTAGTTCGCCTTCCCACTGCGCACCGACAATGGAGTAGAAACGCCGGTCGGCAACGCACTGGCGGCGCTCCTCGCGGTTCGCCATCTGGGTTGCGTCAAACTCGGCGCGGGCCTGTGCCAGCACACTCGCGTAGACTTCGGCTTTGGTTTTGCGCGCCATTAAAACCTCTGGTCCCATTGTCGTCGCGACGTTGGACGAGTTACCTTAACCCATAGCGCGGCCACCGTCAACGCCTGCCCCACTTGGTGACGATTGGCATGGGTGTAGCATCGGGAACAGCCCTAACCGCAGACGCGCGGCGCACACCCTCGCACGCATAGCGCAGTGCGTCGATGCAGTGATTGTTCTTGTCTGCCAGCTTGGGCAGCACCATGCCGGTCAGCGGGTCGATCTCGAAACTGTACAGCGTCAATTCGTCAATCACGTGCTGGCAGCGCGGGTGAACGATGATGTCGAAGCTCTTGAGGAACTCCACGCCTTCCTCAACCGAACGCGCGCCCTTGACGGCTGGCAGGATGCGGGGGAAGCCATGGTTGCGCAGATAGCTGATCGTCTCGGGTCGGCTACTGTCTGCCACCATGGGCCAGCTTTCAGCGCCCGGCACCGTCATGAACAGATCGGGCAAGCGGTCAATCTCGCAGCCAATCTGCCAAGCCTCATGGTCGATGTAGAGGTTGCGCCCGTCGATGTAGCACCGCAGCAAGACGCTAGGATCGATGCTGAAGCCAAAGTCCGCGCCCATGCGGAAGGTGACACCATCCGGCGCGGTGAAGTCCTCGACGCGCCAGTTGCGGAACACGCGGGCCTCGCTGTTGCGCTGGTACTCACCAAGCCAGATGTGAGCGAACTTGTCCGGATCGCGGCTCCGGTCATACTCAAGCTCGCTGCGCAGAACGTCGGGAAGCCACGGGTTGTCGCGGTAGTTGGCCTGCACAACCAAAGCATCTGGTGGCGGGTTATCGCCGCGTAGCAGAACGTCCACCGGATCGGTTGCCTGCGACGGGTTCCACGTAAACCAAAGCTCCGAACCAGGCTTACGGATCGTCGGGCGAAGCAGGTCAAGCGAGCGCTGCGACAGGCTCTGCGCTTCCTCGACCCATGCGATATCGTAACCTTCCAGCGACTTAATGCTGTCTGCCGTGTGGTTCTGGAGGCCCTGAAAGATAATCAAACCACCATGCGGACATTTGATTACGGTCTGCTGCACTTCAAACATGCGACCGACGCCCATGGCTTCGATCTTGACTTCAAGAAGTTTTTTAACCGACTGCGCCAAAGACTTTTGAACCTCGCGGACACACACCGCGTAGGTCTTTTGCATAATGCACCGCTCAATAAGCATCTCGGCAAAGGCGTGAGACTTGCCCGAACCACGCCCACCGTGCACGCCCTTGTAGCGCGAGGGCTGAAGCAAGGGGACAGCCCAGCGCGGCGTATCAATGACTAGCTCACCCTTCGGAAGCATCGACAACGCGACGGGTAATCAGCTTGACGGCAATCTCGCCATCCTCGCCAGTGCCTTGCAGCGTAGTGGGAAGCACCTTGCCGATCAGGGCTAGGAACGCAGACGGACTTTCCCGCGCTTGCTCGCAAAGGTAATCCTCGCCGCCCGCCTTATCCAGCGCATTGAGGATCATGTCCTTAAGCTTGGCTGTCACCTTGTTGGGCACGCCTTTAGGTCGGCCCGGACCGCCAACAAGCAAGTTGGGGTGCGTTGCCGATCTTTTACCGCTTTGTTTTTTCGGAGCGCTAATTTCCGCCATATCGTCAACCTACCACTTTGCGAGAGCGCGGGCAAGGTGTCATGCCCCATCATCCCCGACGCTGTCGCCGCGCGTGTCGCGGGGCGGGGCAGCAAAGTACCTCCCCGGCAATTCGCCACGATCCAGCATTTCCAGCAGGATGGAGGCGGGGCCGCTGATGTTGCGCTCGCCAGTTGCCCAGCGATGCACCGTCGAACGATCAGCAATGCGAAGGATGCGGGCTACCTGTGCGATAGATAGCCCTTTGCCTTGGCGAATGTGGTTGAACTCTGCGGGAGTCATGCGGCCACCACATGCGCGCCGCGACCATCTAAGCGAACCCTAGCGTTTCCGTAAGATGGGCCAAACTTGGTGCTGCGCTCGTAATGAACGCCAAGTGTGGCGTTGCTGACCTCGTAAATTTCAACCTCAATCACTTGCGTGCCAAGGCGTCCACCGGTTGCCTTGATCTTCTGACCGATTTGATAAGTCATCATCATTCCCCTTGTCGGTGGGCAGTGCCCGTTGCGTTGAAACCACCTTAGCACCAGCGTTGCGGATTGCAACACCTATTTTGCGAGGAGGGGTAATTTTTTCTCCACCCCAAACATTCCAATTTCCTACCCCTGCCCCTGCCCGCATGGCGATGCCCCTTAATGCCCCTATGGTATACCATTTAGGGGCAAACAGGGGCAGCTTTTCGCCCTTTTGCCCCTGAATGCCCCTGTGCCCCTATTTTCATTTTAGGGGCATTTAGGGGCAGGGATTGAGGCCCATTTCCCACCCCTTTTAGCGTAGGTCACCGGACTCTTACCGCAGGCAAAAACGTGGATGGCTTTGGCCAGTGGAAAGTGCTGTGTGACCCCCTTCCCGTTTGGCGCATGGCCATCTGCCAGCGTGAGGGTAACGGTTCCGTCAACGGCGTAAGCGATAGCCTGCACATCGCACATCATTTTCTCATTCCACATTTCAGTTCCCCTTCTGCATCATCATGGCCGCAGATTTTGCCGGATCGATCACCCGCCAGCCGTGTTCAAAGACCTCGATCACTTCCGCATTCAGCATGGGCAAAGTGATGCCGTCTTGGCGCGATGGGTCCAATTTGTTCCTGATCGTCTTTTCGGCATACGACATCGAGCTTGCTAGGAAGTCCTTCATTGCCGACCGAGAGATGTATGGCAGACCCTCCCTAGATTCGGCTCCGCTGGCCCACCAGGCGCGTTCAAACATGCGGGCATACTCATCATGCTTGGATGGCTTCTTGTGCGGCTTAGATTCGCTCGCTTCGATATCTGGCACGGCTACGCAAGTAGTAGCCTGCCCGCCAAACTTGCTTTGCCCCATCTCAATGATTTCGAGCTTGAAATAGATGGCCTCGCCCTTTGAGGGCAATTCGCGCTGCTTTGTAACGTTGACGGATCGGATGCCGTCCTTTTCGGACACTTCAATTTCCGTGTCGATGTGGGCGCGAATGCCTGACCAGCCGCGCGCACCTTTGGCCGCGTCCTTGCCGTTGTGATGGATAATCATCATGGCCGCGCCAGTGACAAGGCAGACCTGCTCAAACCGCGCCATGACTGGCCCCATGTCCTCGCCGCTGTTTTCGTTGGCCCCGGCAGACATGCGCGCAAGTGTGTCAGCGATAACCAGGCGCACCGGCTTGCGCTTTACACGCTCAATTTCCTTGATGACCTCGATCACGTCGAAGGCGTCACCGTCGCCATTGAAGAAGTTAAGCGGCACCGGGATCATGGCGAGGTTTTCAAGCTCGCAGCCATGAAAGCGCTTGATGGCTTGAAGGCGTGACCGAATGCTGCCGGGAGCCTCGCAGGCAAGATAGACGACCAGTCCCGGATCGGTTTTGCGTCCGTAGCATTCCGCTCCTGTAGCAATGGCGGTGGCCACCGATAGCGCCCAGAATGTTTTACCCGAGTTAGAATCGCCATAGACGACCGTGGTTGACCCAATGGTCATTAGGTTCTCGACAAGCTCATCCGGCGCTTCGAACTCGGTTGAAAGCTCATCGCCAAAGACAACTTTCAGTTTGTCGAGAACATCCTTCCCGCTGGCTGGTGT